CTCAAACAATTCCTGGCAGATCTCCTTGGGAATTTGAAGCAAGACAGTTCCTTCCAGGCACATCATCTTCTTCACATGTTCTAGCTAAGGACAAATCATTTAATCTATCATATAACTATTATCTTGGTAGAATTGATAAACTATACTTGAGTAAAGAAGGTCAATTTACTTTATCTCAGGGAGTTCCATCAGATTGGCCAAAACTGCCAAATACTCTTGATAATGCATTAGAAGTTGCTACAATTCAACTACCTCCATATCTTTATGATACTAGAGAAGTCAATATGACTTTTGCTAAACATAAGAGATATAGGATGAAGGATATCAACCAAATTGAAACTAGGTTGAAGAATGTTGAGTACTATACTTCTTTGTCTCTACTTGAAGTGGAAACGGGTTCAATGTCACTTAAAGATCCACAAACTAATCTTGATAGATTTAAGTCTGGATTCTTTGTAGACAACTTCAAATCTGTTGCTTCTGGTGATGTAACCAATCGTCAATATAAGGCTTCTATCGACCCTGTTGATGGAAGATTAAGACCACAACACTATACAACTTCTGTAGATCTACTACTAGGATCTGAAGCGATTGTTGGTGCTGCAACATCATCTAACCCCTCTGCAGACTACAGATATGCCACAGACTTGGGAGATACTAATGTCAAGAGAATAGGAGATGTTGTATGTTTAAACTATAGTGATACTGTTTATCTTGAGAACAAGTTTGCAACAAGGATTGAGAATGTAAACCCATTTGCTGTTGTTAACTGGATTGGTCAAGTTGAACTAAATCCTGGCACAGATACATGGATTGAAACTAGAAGAACTTCCGCAACATATGACATTGAGGGTAGTTTTAACTCCACAATGGGAATTACTGGTGCTGATAGTAATACTGGTCTTTCACCTGTTGACTGGGGATCATGGGAAACAACTTGGACTGGACAAAGTTCCACAACAGGCCCATCAGTATACAGTCAAACAAAAACAACTCTTACAGGAACATCAACAGTTAAAGGTAAGTATGTTTGTGGAAAGGGTATTCCTATTACTACAACCAAGAACTATCAGGATGCTAAGACTGATTTCAAAGAGGTAACAACTACAACCACAACTAACCAAACAAGACAGGGTATTCAGTTTAGGGTTGGAGAAAGATTTGATACTACAAGTCTTGGTGATAAGGTAGTTAATACAGAAGTTATCGCTACAATGCGATCAAGGAATATTGAGTTTATTTGTAGAAGACTTAAGCCTAATACCAGACTATATCCATTCTTTGATAATATTGACATGCAAAAGTATGTCATACCAAAACTTGTTGAAATTACAATGGTTAGTGGTACATTTGGTGCTGGTGAAGTTGTCGAAGGAAGTCGTCCAAACTCAAATACGGATGCAATTAGATTCAGATTAGCAAATCAGAATCATAAGTATGGCCCTTATAATAATCCATCACAGGTTTATAAACAGAATCCATACGAACCAGCGTCAAGTATTTCTTCCACATACTCATCAACAACTGGACTATTAAATGTTGATACTGCAGCTCTAGAACTTCAGTCTGCATCTGGATTCTATGGATATATCACTACTGGTATGAAACTTGTTGGTCAGTCTAGTGGTGCTATCGCTACTGTTAAAACAATAAGACTTATTACAGATAAGGCAGGATCACTTCTTGGATCTCTATTCTTACCAGATCCAACTGTTCCTTCTGCTCCTACATTTAATACTGGTACTAAGACATTCACTCTATCTACTAGTCAAACTAACTCTACTATTTCTGGATTTACAGACAGTTCTGGTGAGGCAAACTTCACTTCATCTGGTACATTACAAACAGTAGAAGCATCTACATTGAGGATGAGAAATGCTGACGTTCAGAGGATTCCTTCATCTGAAGATAGAAGTCTTACAGATAAGAGTAAGAGATTAACTGTAGGAACTACATTCTCTAACAGATCTACCAGTCAGACAAGATGGGTTGACCCTCTTGCACAATCATTTGAGATACCAGACGTTAATGGAGTGTTCCTTACTAAGTGTGATGTTTACTTCAAGGCAAAGGATACAAATCAATTGCCTGTTACTTTACAAGTAAGAACACTACAGACTGGTTTACCTACTCAAGAAATTTTACCATTTGGTGAATGTATTCTTGATCCTGATGAAGTTGTTCTATCTGAAGATGGATCTAAGGCAACAACATTTACATTCCCTGCCCCTGTCTATTGTGAGGGTGGTGGAGAATATTGTTTAGTTCTACTTTCTGCATCTAATGAATACTATGTCTTCATATCCAGAATGGGTGAAGAAGATATAACAACGGTTAACTCTGCTGATTCTGAGAAGATTATTGTTTCTTCCCAGCCTCTACTTGGTTCACTATTCAAGTCACAGAACGGTGCTACATGGGATCCAAGTCAGTTAGAAGACCTTAAGTTTAACCTATACAGGGCAGACTTTACTTCTGAAGAAGGTAGAGTTAATTTCTACAACCCAGATTTAGATATTGGAAACAGACAGATTGTATCTCTTGCTCCAAACCCATTAGATATTCTTTCTTATACTGCTGTTGTTGGACTTGGTAAGAGTTTAACTTCTGCAGAACAAACAGGTTTAAGTCAAGGTACAACAATTTACCAACAGAATAATCCAAACTTCAAGGCAAACTTGACTAAAGTTCTTGGTGCTATTGGTATTAATAGTACTCTAACAGTAACAAATGCTGGTAGTGGATTTGCTGCTACATCTGTTGTTTACTCTGGAGTTCCTTTAGTATCTGAATATGGTAGAGGAACTGGCGCTACAGTCAATCTTCATGTTAATAACAGAGTTGCTGTTGCTGCAACAGTTGCTATTGGTGGAACTGGATACTCTGCTGGTGATGTTCTAACTGTTAGTGCAACTAACACTGGTGGATTTGGTAAGGATTTACGTCTTTCAATTCCAAATAACGTTGGTGTTATAAGTGCATTTAATACTTTAGTTCTTGATAATATTCAGGGCAAACCTAAAGTTGATTCATCATCTGCTGTTGTTTATGTTGGTGGTAGTGGAACTAGTGTTGTTAATGGTGGTTCTATTGCTTACCTCAACAACATCACTGATGGATTGCATTTCAGAGTAAGACATCAAAATCATGGTATGTACTCTGAGAAAGATCTAGTTACTCTTACTGGAGTAGAATCTGATGTTAAACCAGAAAAACTAACTCAATCAGTTGATTCTTCTAGTACAGAAGATGTTACAGTAACCGCTGTTGGTATCTTTACTTCCTTTGAAAATGTACCAGTAAGTAGTTCCAATCCAGGCTATCTTAAGGTTGGAAATGAAATTTGGAAATATACTGGTATAACAACTACAACCTCTTCTATTAATAATATTACTAGGGCTGTTGATGATACTAAAGCTGGAGATTACAATGTTAATGATAAAATCTTTAAATATGAGTTGGATGGAGTATCTTTAAGAAGAATCAATACAACTCATAAATTTAGTGATACTGATCTCAGTAAATATCCAATTGATATTGATAGTTACTGGGTTAAGGTTGGAATATCAAGTCGTGGATTAGATAGAGCAACTGGAAATGCTAGTGGATTCCCAGAATTGTTCTTCAATGAAACTAAGTCTGGTGGTAGTTATGATCAACAATACGTTCAAGTTGGCGTTCCTTATGGCCCAATGGCAACACAGAACATTCCGTTCAATATTGTAAGACCAAATGTGGCAACACTTCTTCCAGATGGTACTGAAATTAGTGCTAGAGTGAGAACCTTTAGTGGTAATAGTCCAGATGGAACTGCTACTGCATTTGTAGATCAAGGATATGAGGCTGTATCTCTAAACAGTAATAATATCTTGAGTTCTCCAAGAATAATTGCTTCAAAACAAAATGAATTAGACAAGTTAGTAGATTTTGAAGGAAGGAAATCATTTACTTTACAGACATTCTTAAGTACTGAAGATTCTAAAGTAAGTCCAATGATTGACTTGGATAGAGTTAATATGATTACAGTCATGGATAGACTTAACTCTAAGATTAAAGATTATGCAACAGATCGTAGGGTTAATTCTCTAAATTCTGATCCAAGTGCTGCAATTTATCTTTCCAAGGTTGTTAATCTTGAGAAGTCTGCAGATGGATTAAAGGTTATGTTTGATGCATACAGGCATTCAACAAATGATATTAGAGTTCTTTATAGAATATTCAGAATAGATGCTCCACCACAGTATCAGTTATTTGAACTATTCCCTGGCTTCGATAACTTAGATTCTAATGGTAATCCTATAGATGTTGCTAAGAATAATGGTAAACCTGACAGAAGGATCCTTTCTTCAGCAACTAATACTGATTTCAAAGAATATGAGTTTAATGCTAAGAATTTACCACAGTTTAATGGATTCCAGATTAAGATTGTGATGACAGGAACTAACTTCGCTCACGTTCCTAAGATTCGTGACTTGAGAGCAATTGCATCCATTTAATGAATAAAATAAAAGTTGAAAATAGTTCATCTCTTTATAGGGATCAAGAATCAGGAGCAATATTAAATTGCTCCGATACTGAGTATAACTCATACTTAGATCTCAAAAAAAGAAGAATGGTTGAGTTATCTGATTTAGAAACTCAGAAGAAAGACATTGATAACTTAAAGAATGAAATCAATGAAGTCAAAGACCTCTTGAAACAGGTCTTGACCAAATTGTGATAAATAACTAAAATCCCCCTTTTGACAGATGACGGCAAGGAACATCAATTTGGTTCTCGATCAAGGTGTAGATTTTGAAGCAACATTCACGGTTAAAAACGAGAATTCGTCTGCTTTGAACTTAACTGGTTACACTGGAGAAGCTAAACTAAGAAAACATCCTGCTGCCACAAAATATAATGCCTTTATCGTAACTTTTCCCAATAGGGTTAATGGTCAGATAAAAGTTGCTATGGCTAGTACAGTTACAGATGCCATAGAGGGTGGAAGATATGTGTATGATTTAGTTTTAACATCGCCTAATGCGTATAAAACTAGACCCATTCAAGGAAATGTTCTCGTAATTCCAGGCGTAACATAATGGCAGATTATCTAGTAACGCTTAACGAACCTGGCCAATATAATGTTGGTGTAGATTATGAGATTCCCTCAAAGTCTATCCAATATGGTAATATCATATTAGGGAAAACTCCTGTACAAGATGGTACGGAAGTAACATTTTCTATAAACGATCAGGGAGCTCCATATACTCCCAACAATAACCAACAACTTATTGTTACTAAAAACGGTCTTTTCTTAGATCCAGCAAATGATTATAATATTTCTGGTGATAAGATTGTATTTACAACTGCTCCAGTAGCAAATGATGACATAGTTATCATTGCTCTTGCTGCAGCTGCTGATTTAACAAGAACTGTCAATTATGTAATTGATAGTGGAAGTCTTCCAATGCAAATCGGTGATAAAGGTAAATTAGCATTGGATGTAACTGGCGTCATAGAAAGTATAACTGTTCTATGTGATCAGACTGGTGATATAGTCTTCGATATTTCAAAATGCACTTTTGCAGATTACCCTGCATTTAACAGTATTACTGCTGCTCAAAGAGTGCAACTTACAAATTCAAATAAATACTTTGATGATGTCCTAAATAATTGGACGACCACAATTGTGGCTGGTGAAATTCTCAATTTTAGTGTTATCAGCGTGACTGACGTAAGAAGGTTACTGATCTCTCTAAAATTAAAATTATAAATAAGTATAGTTCTTAACGTTCTAACCCCTTCAGAGGTAGTTTTCAATGGCATTACTCGTTCCTAATATTGGTGAAATTGAGTCGCTGCGTTATCTTATCGCACAGAATAACTTTGTCGCAGATTTACAGGATAACTCACCACGTAACCTTGTACTGAAACTTTTTACAAGTAACACAACCCCTGCAGAGGGCGATGTTCCTTCCGCTACAGCGTACTTTGAACCATATATTGATGGTAACGTAAACGGATATGGTACTACTGCAAATACTGGTTATCCCGTCTGTGTGAATAACAGAGGAGACCAAGATTATAACCAGCAGTATGGTATTCTGCTGAACGGATCAAGATGGGTTATTAAGAACGTTGGTAGTGGTACAACTGCTACATACCCAGAACAAACTTTCACTTTCACAGGGCCTGCTGGTAACATCTACGGTTACTATGTGACTCGTGCGAATAACATGCCTGTCGCAGTACAAGGTGTTGTTCATTCTGCTAGTGTTGGAATAGGAACTACCGTTACTAAGGGTAATAACACAGACCCATGTATAGGAATTGTTGGTAACTCTTACTTAACTATTGACCCACAGGTTAGTATCGATGATCTAACTCTTGGACAGTATGTTGCTGGTAACGCTGGAGTTGCAACGGGAACTAGGATTATAGGTATTGACCGAAGTTTACGAACGGTATACCTCGATCAGGCTCTGGTTGATAACATTCAGGTTGCTACTGACCCATCAGTTACATTCAGTTTTGGTAGAATTAATATTACTAACCACGGACTGAAGAATGGAGACATTGTTTACATTAACGCTGGTGCTGGTAACACAACACTTGAGTCTAGTGTTTACACAGTCTTTGATGTACCAAACGCAGATGAGTTTGTAACAACTCCTTCTATGACTGCTACATCTAATGGTGTACTAGGTCTGAACACTGCTACACTATACTCAAGTATAATGTACGCTGAAAGGTTCACAAACGGCCCTTACAACATTCAGAACAACGGAGACCAAATTAAGATTACTCTGAACGTCGCACTCGACTAATAGAAACGCTAAATATCAATATGTGGGGTCTGCTTTATAATCAAAGTAGACCCTTTTTAATTACGGGGGAATAGATTTGACCGTATTTGTCTACGACAATACGAAGATTGACGAATTTGTCACAGACGACGCTGGTTTAATCACCGTCGGTCATGGGACGATAACTGACTATGGCGATATAAATCAGACTGCTATAATTGAAAGAGACGCAAATTATTTTAACGTAGATGATTGGGGAGAGATAAGGTACGTTGTAGATATAGTACCATTTGGCCCAATTAACGTAGTAGATGGAAGAGATGAGTTTGGTAGATCAAGAGCTCAGTGGATTCCAGAGAACGCTAATACTGTACTATTTGATGTAAACGATTCGGCAC